TGATGGTGGACCCTGATATGCTGGACGCCTTCATGGAAGCCAACCCGCTTCCGCCCGATCCCGCCCCCGCGAAGCAGGTAAGTATCAGCGAAGCTGAAGCGATCCGTGAGGCGGCGCTGCGGGAAGCGCTGAAGGCACTTGAACAGTTGCCGGAATACGGAAGCCCTGATGTGAACATCGGCGTTGGAAACGCCTACACCGCCATCCTCGCCCTCATCCAGAATGAGAAAGAAACCAACCAATGACCACACCACAAATCGTTTTTGTTTCCGTGCTTCTGCTATTCCTCGTCCCTATTGTAGTCTTCTGGTGGGCGCTAGTGGTTTCTGCTGTAATTGGTATGTGGAAGGACTTTATGTGACATCACTTGATCTAGTTGAAAGAAAGGATCAGTGGGCGCGGGTGAATGCGGCGAAGGAGAAACTATGACTGAAGTTAAACTTTGCCCTTCTTGTCGTGAACCTATTAATTATCCTTCAGGGGATGGGTGCGCTGCTACGACTAAGCATAACAGTGAGGTAAACTACTTGGATGTAACTGATATTCAAGATCAAGAAGACGGTAGTTGTATTATTACCTTTGACATCAATAAGAAAGCTGCGATTGATATGGCAACTCTCGGTATCCGCTTTTCTCTGTATTGTGCCGCAGTTAATACAACAACAGAGGAAGTATTGAAAACTATGCTTGAAAAGGCAAAACAACCAAATGAGTGATCTGAACCACCAACCATGCCCACATGAATCTTGTGGTAGTTCTGACGCCTTCTCTTGGTCAGTGGATAAGCATGTTGGCTATTGCTATTCCTGTGGACAAGCCTACCCATCTAAGGGTATGCACGTCATGGATTGGGCAGCAGAACGCTACCCTCTCAAGAACGACAACACAAACTCTGACTTTGAAGAGAGAACCATGAGCAAGGCTAACCTGAAAGTCGTTGACGACTCTAACGGATACTTCCACCCTATTCGTGGTGTCCTCAAAGGCACTATGGAGTTCTACAACGTCAAGACCTTCAACCAGAACGACGAACCACATAACCACGTCTATGTCTACCCTAACGGATCGACCAAGACCCGTGTGTTCCCTAAAGACTTCCACACTGGTAATGGGTTCAAGTCTGACATGCTGTTTGGCATGGACAAATTCCCTGCTGGATCGTCAAGGGCTGTGACCATTACGGAAGGGGAACTTGACGCTCTGTCAGCTTTCCAGATGCTTGGTAGCCAGTATCCTGTTGTAAGTCTTCCGGGGGCAACTCCTTCCAAGAAACTCCTTGAGAACTGCAAGGATTGGCTTGGTTCATTTGAGAAGATTTACCTGAGTTTTGATAGCGACAAGAAGGCTGATAAGTTTGCCTTGTCTCTGATGCACTTGTTTCCGGGTCGTGTCTATGAGGTGCCACACGACAAATACAAAGACGCCAACGCTTTCCTTCAGGATGGCAAGTCTCAGTTGTTCAAGAACGCTTGGTTCAATGCCAAACTGTTCACGCCAGACAACATCTACTCTAGCGAAGATGCTTTCCTGAAACTTCTGCACGATACACCTGAACACTCTTATATCCCGACCAACATTCAAGCCCTTGATGAGAAGCTGCTGGGTCTGATGCGTGGTCATTTCACTGTTATCAAAGGCCCAACTGGTATTGGTAAATCTGAACTGATGCGGTATCTGGAAAACAACTTCATCCAGAACTACCCCGAAGTGAAGTTTGCCACATGGCACCTTGAAGAAACCAAACTGCGTAGCCTTCTTGGTGTTGTGTCCTACTATCTGAAAGATAACCTGACCCGTAAAGACCTCATCACCGAGAAAGGAAAGCTGGAAAAGGTCGAAGAGGCTATCAAGGAGATTAGCGCCAATACTGGTTACATGCAGTTCCACCTTCGTGAAGAGGATGGTGCTGAAGAACTAGTGGACCAGATCAGGGTTCTGTCGCAAGTCTATGGTTGTGAATACATCATGTTTGAACCCATTCAGGATGTCATCACGATCAGCAACGACGACAGTAAAGAGGCGGCTCTGGCTGACCTTGCAGTGCGTCTCTCCAAGCTGGCAGCAGACTTGAACGTAGGGATCATCACTATCGCTCACACCAACGAGATGGGCGAAATCAAATACTGTCGTATGATCGGCCAACGAGCCTCTGTGGTGATCGACATTGAACGTGACAAAGAGAGTGATAATCTTCTTGACAGGAACACCACAAAGCTGCTAATCAAGAAAAACCGACCGACAGGACTTGAAGGCGAAGCTGGTGAGTTGCTCTTCGATCCTGAATCTTTCACTCTTAAGGAGAAGACAGATACATGGTGAAGATCATTGACGTAGAACTCCTTCCACTAACAGAAAAATACTATGAGACTTGTATCGGGGTTGAGGTCGAAGACATCTTCGGGTTTAAGCAACATGTGACCATCAACCTTTTTGGTGGTGACACTTACCCATCCAAAAGGGAACTTGACAAAGGTTGGGAACCCGAATATGGAATGGATCACGTTGAGACTGAAGCAACATACACCATCGCAAAGATCATCATGGAGGCACTGAAGAAACATGGATATTGATAAGGCTTTCAAAGAGTGGCTTGAGGGAAAAACGCCCGGCACTAGCTACACCCGTAAAGGATACGCTGATCTTATGAACATTAACCTCAAAGACTTGGAGTGGGCTTTTTATGCTGGTTATGTTGCCAAAACTATGGGGGAAATCAATGAGCGGATTTGATGACTGGTTCTACCAGAAAGAGGGCAACGACGAACCACGGATGGTCAATCTGTTCGATGCCCTCTTTGAAGAAATGATGGATAACCTAGAGGGTATGCTACGTCTTACTTATGAGACGGGATACAACACTGGCTGGTCAGATCGTGAAGAAGTCTCTCGTGGACTAGATTCGTAAGAAAGAGGAACAAATGAAGTTTATCGTCTTCGATACCGAAAGTGATGGTCTGGCCTATGAAGCCACAAAACTGCACGTCTTTTCTTGGACCGAAGACGGGGCAACTATCAATGTGACTCATGACTACGACGAGATGAAGGCTGTCCTGTCACAGAAGGACTGCATGTTTGTCGCCCACAACGCCATTAGGCACGACATGCCCTTGCTGAACAGGCTGCTTTCACTTGATCTGCAATACACTCAGTTTGTCGACACCTTGTTTCTTTCGTGGTATGTGAACTTTGATCGTGACCGTCATGGCCTTGAGCAATATGGCATCTACTATGGTGTCCCGAAGCCCAAGGTTGATGACTGGCACAACCTGACCAAAGAACAATATGCCCATCGCGTTTCTGAAGATGTTAAGATCAACTGGAAACTCTGGAAGGAACTGGAGAGAAAACTAGGGAGCCTCTACGGATGGAAAAACTAAAAGTTCTAGATTTGTTTGCTGGTATTGGTGGGTTTACTCTAGGTTTAGAGAAGACAAATCTTTTTGAGACTGTTGCTTTTTGTGAATGGGATAATAGCGCGAGACAAGTGCTTAAGAAGCATTGGCCTTCTGTTTATTGCTATGGAGATATTAAATCACTAGAATATAAGTCTGGGTATTTATATAGTGAGGAATGTGGTGTAGCTGGATATACTAACATTGACATCATTACTGGTGGTTTTCCTTGTCAGGACATCTCTTATGCGGGTCTTGGTAAGGGTCTTGATGGGGAAAGATCAGGGCATTGGTTTGAATATCTTCGTCTGATTTCTGAGATTAAACCTAAAGGGGTTATCATTGAAAACGTATCAGCCCTTCGCACTAGGGGATTGGGAGAAGTCCTTCGTGGCCTCAATGAGGTCGGGTATGATGCAGAGTGGCATTGTATCCCCGCTTCCGCCCTTGGCGCGTGTCACCAAAGGGACAGAATCTGGATACTTGCCTACCGTAGCTGCGAGGGAAGGTCGAGATTGGTCCCGCTTCAGTATCTTGGCGAAACTGGACAAGGGGGATGGGGTGGCAAAAAGGATTTGCAACAAGTCTACGACAATCCCTTCGGAAGATTCGGTAGTCGGCCTGAACCCTTGCTTCGCAGAATGGATGTTCCTCTACCCCGAAGGATGGACAGACTTAAACAAGTAGGTAACTCAATCTATTGGCCTATTGCCAATCTACTTGGTAATCATCCCTATAAAAATCTAGAAAGGATTGGGCTTGTTGAAACAACTCAGTGATGATGCAATTCGTCTAATCCAGTATCTTGGCTTAAAGGCTGACTGCGCTAGGGAACAAGAGGCTAATCCTATCACCCTACAGATGGAAAATGTTCGCCTTAACTTCGACAAGCTGGAAACCCTGCAACGAGACAAGATCAACGAACTGTCCAAGGTGATGCCTAAGAAGCCCCTATACAAGGCCATCAACAAGCCCAAGAACCTGTATAAGAAAGATGGTTCATTGAGCGCACATGGTCTTGCTTGGTTCGGTAAACTGAAGGAGATGAAACTACCAGAGAACACCGCTGGTCCTGTCAATGAGTTGATCGGTTATCAAGACGGAAACCCTAATAGCCACGAACAAGTAAAGGATTGGTTGTTCTCTCTTGGCTGGAAGCCTAAGACCTTCAAGTATGTCAAGGAAGATGATGGCTCTGAGCGCAGTATCCCCCAGATCAAGAACGGGGATGACCTGTGTGACAGTGTTGTTGAGTTGGCAGAAGAGGTTCCTGAAATCCAGCTTCTTGTTGATATGGGCATCATCCAGCATCGTAAGGGTGTGTTCAAGTCCCTTATCGACAATCAGGTAAATGGCAAGGTTGTGGCTAGTGTTGGTGGTCTTACGAACACTTTCAGGTTCCAGCACAGGAAGCCTATTGTGAACCTTCCCAAGATCGACAAACCTTGGGGTAAGGAAATTCGTGGCTCTATCGTAGCCCCAGAGGGAATGGTTCTTTGTGGCTCTGATATGGTAAGTTTGGAAGACACCACCAAGCGACACTACATGCAGCCTTTTGACCCTGACTATGTAGAGGAAATGAGCCAAGAGGGTTTTGATCCTCACTTGGACTTGGCTGCATTCGCTGGGGCTGTGTCTAGAGAAGATGTAGAGCGCCACAAGAATGGGGAGATTAACCTCAAGGCCATCAGGAGCCAATATAAGGCTGCTAACTACAGTTGTGTGTATGGCGTTGGTAAAGCCAAGTTGGCAAGAACGATTGGCATCCCTGTCAAGCAAGCAGAGAAACTAATTGAAGATTACTGGAAGCGTAACTTCTCTGTTAAGAAAGCTGTTGAGCAATTTGAGATGAAGACTGTTGGGCCGTATATGTGGGTCAAGAACCCTGTATCTGGCTTCTGGCATAACCTTCGCTCAGAGAAAGACGCCTTCTCTACTGTGAACCAATCTACGGGGGTCTACGCCTTCGATACTTGGTTGTTCTATGTGCGTAAGCAGAATGTTGTTGTTAACTTCCAGATGCACGACGAAAAGGGTTCATACCTGAAAGTAGGAGATGAAGAAAACCACAAAGAGAAACTTCTGTTAGCCATTGAGGCAACAAACAAGAAACTTAAACTGAATATCCCCCTTAGTGTGGACGTTCAGTTTGGTAATAACTACGCTGAAACTCACTGAGGTGTAATATGGACATGACCTACGAAGAATATATTGAGTTCTACAAACATTTCTTTGTAGCAATGACTTGAATAAACACTAGATAGTGTTATCTATATCAACCCGAAGCAAAAGACAAAGGCTTAATATGTCGCAGAACAAAACCAAATACGTCACCCTTGATGCTGAACTGGAATACGCACAGGTTTTCTATGAGAACCGTGACATGGGAAATGAGCATGTGGACCATTCCGATACGGATGGTGTCTACAAGGTGACGCTGATCCTTGATGAAGAGAACAAGGATAAAGCCATTGCAGGGGGTTGCCCTGAGAAGCAAGGTGCTTTTGCTCAGTTCAAGCCTTTTGAGCGTGACGGTAAGACGCTCTACAAGTTTACTGTTCGTCGTCCTCACATCCATCCGAAGTTCATGGTCATGGATGAAAACAACAACCCGACCGATCAGCGTCTGATCCTTGGTCCCCCGCAAACCTTCGATCTGGAAGCAGCTAAGAAGGCTTGGCAAGAAGCTGGCGAGAAAGGTCGTCTGGATCAATACGCTACCCAATGGACTGTCCAAGATGGTCTGATTGGTAATGGCACGAAGGCTAAGGTCAAACTGTCTATCTCGTTTGGCATTGGCACTCAAGGTAAGGCTAAGGGGAAGAAGTTCTCTAAAGTTCAGTTGATGGGTATTGGTATCACCAATCTCGTTGAGTATGCTGGTGCTGGTAGTGGTGGCTGGGAATAATCCCTAAACCAGTTGGCCCTTCGGGGCCACACCACGGGGTGTGATGGAAATGGTATACATACGAGACTTAAAATCTTGGTTTTGCGGGTTCAAGTCCCGCCACCCCGACCAATCAATCTTTTAACAGGACCACAAATGCAATACGAATTTCATGGTAAAGACTACGAAGATGGCCGGGAAATCACGGTTTCTCAAGATGACGTGGAATATCTTGGTGACGTTCTAGAGTTGTTCTTGTCGTTCCTTCAAGGGACTGGTTACACTTATGTCAAGCGCATTGTTGCAGTCAAAGATAATGGCGATGAGGTTTCCACGCTGTGAAAGCTGAACTGATCGACTACATGGGGTCTGACATCTCGGTGGTGAACGCCGCACGGGTCAGCTTCGACAAGGAGAGTGAATGGGAGTGGGTCGAAGAGGCAGGGTTCAACGGTGGTTCCTACCAGACCCTCTCAGAAGCCGACCGCAAGCTGATCACCTACCTCGCCAAGCACGACCACTGGACCCCATTTGCCCACACCAGCATCTCGCTGCGTATGCAAGCACCTGTCCCGATCAGGACGCAATGCTTCAAGCACAAGCAAGGGTTGGTCGAGAACGAGGAAAGTCGGCGGTATATCAGTGGTCGGCCTACCTTATTCGTTCCTGACCAGTTTAGGGAAAAGCCCCAAGGCTCAGTCAAACAAGGCAGCGATGGTCCTCACTACAACAGTCCGTCATGGCGGGCGACATACCAGATCATCTGCAACCGTGCCTTGGAAACCTACGAAGACATGATCGCTGATGGTGTCTGTCCTGAACAGGCCCGCTTCGTCCTACCTCAAGGCTGTGAGGTCCAGTGGATTTGGACGGGCAATCTCTACGCCTTCGCCAATTTCTACAACAAAAGGACTGACAGCCACGCACAAAAGGAAATCCAAGACCTAGCCCGTATGGTGGGTCAGATCATTGAACCCCTGTTCCCTGTTTCATGGAAGGCCCTGACTGAATGAACTCAAAAGCTGAAGCTCTTAAAGTTTTGCTTATGGATGATAGTGGCTACTTTAATATCTTTCATGAGGTTACTGAACAACTGATTGTAGATGCCCTTAAAGAGCAAATCAAGGATGTAAGTAAACAAGATCATGACATTCATGAGACTCAAGATAACAAAAGCCACCTTCTTTCCTCTTTGTATCGTGTTCTTGAATACTATACCACTGTAGATGAGTATAAAAAGTTTGTGAAGGAGATGCAGTCTGAAACTTCTAATTGACGGAGATACGTTAACCTATAGGGCAGCGTTTTCTCAAGAAGGACAAACTGTTGGTGGTATCTGCGATAAGCTGGATGAGTTGCTTCAGAATATCCTAGAAGCCACCAACCCTTTTGCAACAAAGAATGATTATATCATCTTCCTTACTGGTAAAGGAAATTATAGGCATGAACTGACTGACACCTATAAAGCCAATAGGGTGGATAAGGAAAAGCCCATCTTACTTAATCTGGCTAGGCAATACATGATAGACACTTATGACGCTAGGGTGTCTGAGGGCCAAGAAGCTGACGATGATATTGCTATCGAAGCGACTAGGCTCTATCCCGATTGTGTCATTGTTTCTATTGATAAGGACTTTAGGCAAATCCCCGGAACGATCTACAATCCACAAAAAGGTATGTGGGAAAAGATCACTGAGGGTGCTGCTATGTTTAACTTCTATGAGCAAGTTCTTGTTGGTGATAGAGTGGACAACATCATTGGTGTTCACAAAGTTGGACCTGTGAAGGCAAAGAAACTTCTTGATCCATGCAAGAACGAACTTGAGATGTTCAAAGTCTGTGTTGATGCTTATGAGGGTGACATTGAACGAGTAATCCTTAATGCGAGGTTGTTGTGGCTACGAAGAGAAGAAAATCAACTCTGGACCCCGCCATTAAACATGGCTACCGATCAGGTCTAGAAGATGTCGTAGCAAAGCAACTTGAGCAAGCTGGTGTTGCTGTTGAATATGAAACCACAAAGATCAAATATGTGGTTAATCAAGTTAAGACGTATACACCAGACTTTTGGTTGCCCAATGGGATCATTATCGAAACCAAGGGACGCTTCGTGACTGCTGACAGGATGAAGCACTTAATGATCCGTAAGCAGTATCCTTTGTATGACATTCGTTTTGTCTTTTCCGACTCTAAGGCTAAGATTAGTAAAGGCTCTAAGACCACCTACGGAGACTGGTGCAACAAGCATGGTTTCCTATATGCTGACAAACTTATTCCAGAGGAATGGCTAAATGAAAATCCTTGATGTTCTTGAGGGACCGATCCACTCTAGTAACTACCCAGACTACGACGAAGTGGATGACGGCTTTGGTTTTCCCTTCGGTCAATGCTGGATTTTGGTTGTTAAGGCACAACGAGAAGATGGCTCTGTTGGGGTTGAAGAACTTCAGTTCGCTGAACGTGAAGCGGCCATTGACCTGATTGACCACTTTACTGCACAAATCAGTTGGATTCTTTGGGAAGATACTGTATGACCAAAACTGCAATCATCTATACTTGCGCTCATGCTCATCCTGACGCAAGTAATGAGCGGTTCTCGTGGCTTGGTGATCTGATCGAAGATGTCAAACCTGACTATGTGGTTGACCTTGGTGATGGTGCCGACATGCAGAGCCTGAATACCTATGATACTAGGTATCCTCAAGCAATTGTGTCGCAGTCTTATCAGAAAGACATTGAGGCATACAACGAGGCAATGGATCGGATTTGGGGACGCTACAAGATTAGCAAGAAGAAGCGCCCCTTCCGCATTGGTTTTGAAGGCAACCACGAAAACAGGATTAAGAAGGCAATTGCACATGATCCACGATTAGAGGGAAGTCTCTATGGAATCTCATTTTCACACCTACAAACGGACCATTGGTTTGACGAATACCACGAATACAAAAACTCAGGTCCAGCACTTGTCTCTTACGATGGCGTCCTATATGGTCACTATGTTAGTAGTGGAAATTTTGGCTCTGCTATGTCTACTAAGCATCATGGGTATAGCCTTGTTGAAAAGCTGGCTCATAGCTGCACCGTTGGTCATAGCCATAAGTTTCATTATTATCGCAAAGCTGATGCTAGACCTACTCCTCTTAATGGGCTTGTCGCAGGATGTTTTAAAGGTAAAGAGGAGTCTTGGGCTGGACAAGCAAACGCAGAGTGGAGCAAAGGTGTAGTCATCAAGCGTCACATCGACAACGGTGATTATGACCTTACTTGGGTTAGCCTCAAGTCCTTGGAGAAAGAGTATGGAAACAGGTAAAATCCACCTTTCTTGTGGTCACGAAGACAAATGGCGGCGGGTCACAGGTTGGCCCGTCTACTACAAGGACTTCTCAGAAAGGGGAAACCCTTGTATTGGCTACGCCACAATGTGTTTTGAGTGCTACATCAGTTTTCTTCAACATGACCCAAGCAACATCTTCATGTCTTGGAACGAAGCGGAGAGTTGGCTAGGTGGGTAAGAAAGCAAATGTGAGTAGTAACAACATCACGACCAAGGAAAGACGTAAGGACGACTTCTACCCTACACCACGTAAGGCTGTTGAACCTCTGCTGCCTCACTTGTTCGAGTATGGCAACTTCATTGAGCCTTGCGCTGGTGCTGGTGATCTGGTAAAACATATCGAATCTCTGACTGACTATGGTGTTGTGTGTCGATATGCTTGTGATGTCACCCCAAGGGCAAGTCTTGTAGAACAGAGAAGCGCCCTGACGTTGGCTGACGCTGATGTTGTTGGTGTAGACTTGATCATCACTAACCCACCCTTCCAGTGGGAAATGCTCAAGCCTATGCTAGATCACCTACCAACCTTAAAGCCCACTTGGTTGTTGTTGCCCTTCAGTTATGCTTGCAACAAGCGAATGGGTGTCTACATGCAAATGTGCAAGAAGGTAGTCCCAATTGGTCGTGTCAAATGGATAGAAGACAGCAAGCAGTCAAGCACAGATGACTTTGCTTGGTATCTGTTTGATGGAGACTTTATTGGGACCACAAAACTGTATGCGAGAAAATGACTAAAGAGCAGATTATCAAACTTATCGAAGAGCGTGGCTTCACCAGCATCCTGAAAGACCATAACCTTACTTTGTGGAAAACACTTGAAATCTTGGATGACATGGGTTACGTCTTCCTAGAAAGATATGAAATGGATCAACAATGACAGACTCTGACGTTAGGTGGATGAGTGACTTCCTTGGTGTGACGAACTGCAAGTATATGTCTCTTGACGAAGTTCTGATTTTGCTTGCCAAGAAGATCAGTCAACTAGAAACCCAAATCATTGCAAGGAGCCTCTGAGTGACTAAGTGGGAACTCAAATCTGAATTTGACGAATTTCAAGAAGCGGCTATGTCTACGGCCATCTACCCCTCCAACAAAGCCCTAGAGTATACGGCTTTGGGTCTGGCTTCTGAGGCTGGTGAGTTCGCAGGTAAAGTCAAGAAGTGGATTCGTGACGGTCACATTGATGACAAACTGGCTGCACATGAACTCGGTGACTGCTTGTGGTATATTGCAGCGGCAGCAGATGCTCTTGGTTATGACTTGAGCGAGATTGCCGATCTTGTCCTTAACAAACTCAAGGATCGTAAAGAACGCAATGTTATCTCTGGATCGGGTGATGAACGATGACTATCCAAGAACTGATTGACAAACTAGAGACAATCAAAGACAAGAGCGTCCCTGTGGTGCTGGCTGAGTGGTCAATCCAGAACCCTATGATGTCTAAAGTTGATCTGACCACAAACAGGCTTATTGTTCAGGCCCACCGTCTTGCAATCCTCATTGACTAAAAGAAAGACTAACTTGATATATTATGTCTATAAACACATAGACCCAAGAACAAGCGAATTACTTTACATTGGTCATGGGTGTAGAGGAAGAGCTTGGATACATGGGAGCAAACGCTCTGTTTTAAGAAGTCAAGATCACCTAGATCATCTAGAGGCATTAACCCAAGATGGTTTTGTAGCTACAGATTGGGTAGAAATTGTTACAACAGGTCTTCCCAAAAAAGAGGCTTGTAAAATTGAACAAGGTCTTATCAGAGAACACAAACCACTTTACAACAAACCGAATGGCAAACATTTGCTAAAACTAACCCCTGATCAAGTTCAAAAAAGCAGGGAGTTGAGAGAGCAAGGGTTATACTACCAACAAATAGCCGAGATTGTAAAAGTTAGCACCATGACTGTTTATCGTGCTTTGAATGGTAAAACTGAAAATATTGGAGAAGAATATGGTCACTAAGAGTAACTATTTGCCTACTGACTACTCGGCATTCATTGCAACTTCGCGCTATGCCCGTTGGATCGAGTCTGAAAATCGTCGTGAGACTTGGGCTGAGACGGTTCAACGCTACATGACAAACATTGTCTACCCTAAGATTGGGGACGATGCCTTGGCTGTGGATGAAATCCATGAGGCTATTCTGAGCCTGAGTATCATGCCTTCTATGCGGGCTATGATGACTGCTGGCCCTGCTCTGGAACGCGACAACACTGCTGGCTACAACTGCTCCTACCTGCCTGTAGATGACCCCAAGTCGTTTGATGAGGCTATGTTCATCCTGCTCTGTGGCACTGGTGTGGGCTTCTCTGTTGAGCGTCAATACGTCAGTAAGTTGCCTGAAGTTCCTGAGCAGATGTTCAAGAGCGAAACGATCATTGTGGTGAAGGATAGCAAAGAGGGTTGGGCAAAGGCCCTGCGTCAGCTTATCAGTCTGCTGTATGCAGGGGAAATTCCCACTTGGGATGTGTCGAAGGTTCGTCCTGCTGGCGCTAAACTCAAGACTTTTGGTGGTCGTGCTTCTGGTCCTGCTCCACTGGTGGAGTTGTTCAACTTCGTGATTAACACGTTTGTTGCTGCAAAGGGTCGCAAGCTGTCTTCGCTGGAATGCCACGACATTATGTGTAAGATTGGTGAAGTTGTTGTTGTGGGTGGTGTTCGTCGCTCTGCAATGATCTCTCTGTCGAACCTATCTGATGACCGTATGCGTCACGCTAAGAGCGGTCAGTGGTGGGATGGCAACGGTCAACGCGCTCTGGCTAATAACTCTGTGGCCTACACTGAGAAGCCCGACATGGAAACCTTCATGCGTGAGTGGCTGTCTCTGGTGGAAAGCAAGAGTGGTGAGCGTGGCATCTTCTCTCGTCCTGCCTCTAAGAAGCAGGCTGCAAAGAATGGTCGTCGTAACCCTGACTACGAGTTTGGCACGAATCCCTGTTCGGAAATTATCCTTCGTCCGTATCAGTTCTGTAACCTGTCGGAAGTTGTTGTTCGTGCAACCGACACTCTAGAAGACCTTGAGCATAAGGTTCGCCTTGCAACCATCCTTGGCACTATCCAATCGACCTATACGCATTTCCCTTATCTGCGTAAGGTGTGGAAGGATAACACTGAGGAAGAGCGTCTGTTGGGTGTTTCTCTTACGGGGATTATGGATAATGTCCATATGTCCAGCAAAGACACATTTGAACTCGCTAAAACCTTGGAGCATCTGAAGAATGTCGCTATTGCTACTAACGCTGAGTGGGCTGAACGCCTCAGTATTCCTGCTTCTGCTGCTATCACTTGCGTCAAACCGTCAGGCACAGTGTCCCAATTGGTTGATTCCGCTAGTGGGATTCATGCTCGTCACTCAGCCTATTATATTCGCACTGTGCGTGGCGACAACAAAGACCCTCTGACGCAGTTTATGATTGACCAAGGCATCCCGCATGAGCCTGATGTTATGAAGCCTGAAAGCACCACCGTTTTCAGTTTCCCCCAGAAGTCTCCTGCTGGTGCTATCACTCGCAACGATATGACTGCTATTGAGCAACTTGAGTTGTGGTTGACCTATCAGCGTTACTGGTGTGAACACAAGCCTTCTGTGACCATCACTGTTCGTGACCACGAATGGATGGAAGTGGGTGCTTGGGTTTATGCTTACTTCGATGAGGTGTCTGGTGTGTCTTTCTTGCCACACTCTGATCACACTTATCAGCAGGCTCCTTATCAGGAGTGTAGTGAACGTGAATATCTTGACGCTCTGGCTTTGATGCCTGAACGGATTGATTGGTCTAAACTGAGCGAGTATGAAACTGAAGACACTTCTAAAGGCACTAGCACTTTCGCATGTGTCGGTGGTTCGTGTGAAATTGTGGACCTGACTTAATGGAAAACTTGATCCCTTTGCTAAACATTGCTGGTGCTGCTCTTCTTGCTTGGTGGATGTATGATACCAACAAAAAGATTAAGAAACTTGAGTTTACCAGTGAAGTTCTGTTTATTGCGGCAACACAACTTGCAGAACGGACCAAGCATCTAGCCAAAGGAGAGCCTGTTGTTCACGATCCTGACTAAAGAGGATTGCCCGTGGTGTGACAAGGCCAAAGAGTTCCTTACGGAAAAGGGGGAAGACTTCGTGTCTTCCTCTTACCGTGATGACCCTCTTTATCTGAAACTCATGCGAAAGGCTGGCCTGAAGACTGTGCCACAAATCTGGCATAACGATGAGTATATTGGTGGTTATGAGGCTCTAGTTGCTTACTGGAACCTGAAAGAAGAAGAAGACAAATGAACCTTGAAAAGCCTAAAGGCAAACGTCAATCTCGCTACAAACAAGCTGATGTAGAGGCTGTTGGTAAAGTTGTGGGGCTTACCCCTTACAACGACAACCAAGCCCTCTACATCAACGCTCTGAAGACCTCAGACCAAGTGATTGTTTGTGGCTACTCTGGGACAGGGAAGACCTACATTGCAGCCACCTTCGCTGCTAATGCCTACCTAACCAAGCAAGCAGAGAAGATCATCCTCACGCGACCTAACGTGTCTGTAGGAAAAGACCTTGGGTATTTCCCCGGAGATTTGAATGAGAAGTTTGCACCTTGGGCAGCACCAGTTCTGGATGTCCTTGAAGAGCAATTGGGAAAAGGGACACTTGAAACTGGTATCAAGAATGGCAACATTATCCTGTCTCCCCTTTCCACGATGAGGGGTCGATCCTTCAAGAACTCTGTAGTCATCCTAGACGAAGCACAGAACACCACTGTGGCAGAGATGAAGATGTTCTTGACAAGAATCGGTCAAGGGACTAAGGTGATCATCAATGGGGATATTCGTCAATCTGACATCAAAGAGACTTCTGGGTTGTCGAAGATCACCACCATTGCCAAGAAGCACATGATGGGTATCCCTATCATTGAGTTTGGTGTTGAAGATATTGTCCGTAGTGACATCTGCAAAGACTGGATCATTGCGTTTGAGAAAGAAGGGATTTGATGACAGAAGCCACAATAAATGGGGTTCTTGTGACCGAAGAAAAGACTAACCGAGATTACGACCCACTCAAACAACAGATTGGTGGTGTCCACTACAAGTCTCTCAAAATCCAACCCATTGAGTTTATCCTTGCTAATGGGCTTGGGTTCTGCGAAGGGAACATCATCAAGTATACTTGTCGCTACAAACAAAAGGCAGGTATCCAAGACCTTAAGAAAGTCATTCACTATGCAGAACTTCTTATCAATGAACTAGAGTCCAAAAAGGATAACTCATGATGTTCAGCCTTGTGTTCTTGGTCTGTAACAGTGCTACAGGGATGTGCTACACAGCAGCGCCACCAGACCTATACACCACCATCAACGCTTGTCAGCAAGCTGCTATCGCCCGTATTGATGACAACGCTAAACTACAAAAGGAAGGACTTGCAGCACCTGAACAAGCAGCCTTCCAGTGTGTTGGTTGGGGAGAACCTGTATGATCTTCTGGCTTTACTTCTTCATCTTAGGTGCAGCAATCATGCTGTATATCCTCTTCGCTGACGAATAGACAAAAGAAAACCCCGGCAGGATTAATCTCCTGTCGGGGTTATTTCATATCTATTCAGGTTCACGCTTGTATAATTCGATGATGTCTCTCTTGACTTCTTTTAAATCCGCTTTGATCTCTTGCATGATCTCACGGTCTTCTTGTCGTCTAACGTCTCTATCCCTGATTTCAAGTTGTAGTAACGCAATCTGTTTCTCGTTTGTCAACACGCGGCGAATAAGCCACGTAATCCCCGCAAAAAGTGCGGAGACAAGAGAACCTATGATATAGTTTAAGTAGTCCATTTAAATAAGCCCCTGAGCCATCTGGCAATTTCATTTGGAGAGGGTAGTAACCACCCAAGAATAAGTAGGACTAACATCCACAGAGGCGTCTGTTGGATATTCACTTCCTTAACTTGTTCAGCCACAACAGGGCTACCTTCGTAGGTATCTCGTCCTGCTTGTGTAGTCTCTTGATACGCAACAGCTTGTTGGGTATTTTCTTTACCAGCTTGCACATTTGCCGACAGGCTAGGACCACCTGTCAGGGCTTTCAGTGGGTTTAAGGAACAGGCCGACAGTAACAACAAGAAGATAAGGGGTTTCATCTTACAAACCCTTCTGACAGAGTTGTGTCTTACTCTCTGCCCTTCTGTTGACTAACCCTTGGACTCTTCCACCAGCAGCCTTAACCCATTTGTCTAACTCAAGACAGGCCTCTTTATACTTGCCTTGGTTAGCCAGCTTCATCATAGTCGATTTACCAGCAGCCCCTATACCCACATTATAGGCCAGTTCAAGCAGGGAAGCCTGAACACCTATGGGAATATCGGGGTTGGTCATATAAGGTTTCAGTGCGCTATAATACTCTGCTACAGCAACCTTTAATTTTTCTTCGCACTGTTGCTTAGTGTATTTGTCGCTCATAGAGACACCACGGGTTTCTCCATAGCAGACAGTAGGGACACCGATTATGTCTCTGTAAGCAACAAGACTAACACCCTCCCACTTAGCGATAAATGGCGTTGCTGTGGCAATCACTGCTGCTGCAACAACGGCTGTAGCCTTATTCTTAGTAGACATAATCGGTCATCCTCTTATTGTGGTTTATCCGGCCAAATAACGCTGGCAGGAAAGCCCTCCTGAGAGGTAATGTCCCTCAGTGCTTGACGATAGGTAGCCCAAGCTACTTGATCCACAGGGGCATCTTTCAGTTGAGTCCAATCGCTTTCAACAAGAAGTGCATTGCGTCTTACTCTGATGTCCCCTTCATTAGGAGCCAAAGCGGCAACTTCTTCCTTGGTCATCTCACGGATAACAGCTTCACCGTCGATCCACTCTAAGGTCTTAGGCATTAGGTGAAATCCTTTCTACGATACATTGTGATAGTGCCAGTGCTGGCAGAACCACCAGTAATACTGTTACCACCAAAAGAAAATTGAACACGAAGGATTTTCTGTGGCGTGGCGTGAGTCACAGCGTTAATTGTAGAACTAAAGGTGGCAGGGGTTGTGTTGTTACCATAACGATATTCCAAAGACTGAGCAGGAATAAAGTGACCGGGTTCAGCCTGACGGATAAGCGGAAGTTCAATCCAAGCCACCAGAGGGTTGGTGGTCCCTACACTAACACCCACAGAAAAAGTGCCAGAATAAGCCGCTGAAGTCTGCCTGTAGAGGTTAAGGTTGATAGGGCTACCAGCACCACCAGAAGGCTTAATTTGATCTATAAAAAAGGCGTATTCGTAACCGTCTTCAAAATCAGGGGATGTAACTGTTGCCAAAGTCCCGTTAGTAGGGAAAGAGTAGATCACACCAGTGTTAGCATCCCCTACAGTAACTTTGTTGTAGGGGTGCCAACCAGCCCTTGTGATAGGGGAAGATGTAGCCCCCTCAGAGATAGCAATAGGGTTATCTCTGAACCTCTTGGCAAGAACTGAGGTTAGGGGGGCTTCTGGGTTAGTTTCAGCTTCAGTGATAGCTGTGTATGAAGTCATTGCCGGGTTTCCTTAAATTAGGGCATATGGCGCACTGCCGTCAGAAAACAGTAAGGTTGATTCATTTACAAAGAAAGCACCAACCCTTTTCTGATCGTCTGTTGCAAGACTATAAACAGGTGTTGTATTAGAGGTGATGAAACCATACCGACCATCGTATTGGAAGGCTTGAGCAACAACCTCATATTCATGCCCAGATCGTTTCTCTGTAGTCTTGATGACCTGCAACAGAGTTGTGACAACATTGCCCGTAGGATCAGTAACAATTCTGCTATCTAGGCTAAGAACCTCTGCCAAGCCCAAGTCTCTGTCTTTAGCGTCTAAGAGGATTGTATACCTCTTGGGTGCAGTGTTAAACCTGCTTAACAGTCTTTGAGAGATAGAGGTCACAAAGGCATCAGCACCACCATTATTCAACCAACGACAAAACACCTCTTTAATAATCGGTGTGCCGTAGGCATTGGTGTTTTCAGCATCTGTGTCAATGGTCACATTGATTTGGTTGTAGTTGTCCTTGGACTTGTAGTCCTTGGTAGGGTCAGTCTGCTTACTGTAGAAGTGAATTTGAGTTAAACGATCCTCATCTCGATCTTCTTGAACAATCTTCTTGACATTATTCCTGTCGGAGATTGGTGTTGTCGCAGCACTTGTGGCAGGGTGATTGACCAGCAATCTGACTTTTTGGTTGACTTCATCCCACCAGATAGAAATGCCAAGAATGGCAAGTTCACCAATCAACTGAGCCACACCAGTGGGTTTGGCAATAACAGTGTTCAGTAACAAGCCAGACAACCAAGTGTCAACCTCTGTCTTCCAATCAGTAGACAGGTTGCAATAAGAGGCAGGGACACCAGCGTAGTTAACAAGCAGGTCGTAGATAAGATCATCAACCCTTTGGTTCACTACATTGTAGCAAAGCTGGAAGGTGTCGTTGATGTTGTGTGTAGCAGCCACAGTCCCATACAGACCCCGTTGCGTCAAGGTGATGACAGCAGCAGCACGAGTGAAAGCCACAATCTCAGAGCCAATAATAGCCCAACCAGAGGCAGGGTATTCAGACTCGATACCCGCAGGTGTCAGGGAGAAGGTTTGACCAACAGCAGCAGTCACGTTAGCACCCAACTTGCCACGACCAGCCTTGGGAACAACAGCTTTGTCATTGTCAGCCAGAGCCAGAACGTCCTTGGCTTCAAAAACAACATTACCACTGTTGTCAGGGCCATTCATGTCAGTGATGATGAAGTTGCGCGTCTTAGTGTCAGACAGAACACCATCATCAATATAACCGTCAATGACACGAAGCGCCCGACCAGCGTAGTAAGGGAAACGAGACTTCAGCTTAGTGAAGAAAGTCCCCTTGGTGATTGGATCATAACCAACACCACCAGTTTGGGCAGCACCGCTTATACGTTGGCTCTGATACTTATCAAAACCAATATCGTCGTAAACAAAATCCATCAACTTGACAGATACTGTTGCACGACGACCAAAGGCACTCATCTTATCGTCAGAACCAGCAATGTTCACCGTCGAAGAGAAAGCAGTGATACCATTCTCGTTAAGGCAAGGGAAAGCCACAAGACCTTTAGGAAGATTTGCCCTGTTGTTAACAAACCGCAGAGTCTTTGCAGACTTCGTGAAAGCCGTCTTAGCCTGACAGGTAGCGTAGGTGTTGAAACACTTATAGGTGCCTGTAGTCCCAAGGACAGCCGTGCAGGGGGCCGTCCCATAGGTCAAGGTGCAATAGTCAACATCAATCTCTACGATCTGGATAGGTTCTCTACTCGCCATAAGCATAAACCTCCATACCCACACTCATCCAGATACCAGTTTCATCGAAGGTTGGTGCAAGGACAGAACCCTCTGTGCGCCACACATAGCCAACATCTTTACTAAAGACAGAAGGACCAGCAGCCCACACAAAAGCCTTACCAGAATTGAAATGCTCACGGAAAGGAAGAATTGTAGTTTCACCAAAGGTCCGATCAACAGCCACCAGATTGATGGAAGTCTGACCGCCAGTTCGCAGGACACGATTTCCAAGGAACTGACCACCAAGTGTGGTAGCAGTTAGTAATTGATAAGTTTGAGACAACCACACAGGCTTATAAGGAGCAACAACCCCAGCAGGGAAGTTGAACCTAGTGCCAGCCATAGCTACACCAACGATGGGTTGATTTCCAGTAGCAGCGGCTGCAACAGCGAAGTAGTCTGAGGGATACGATCCCAACTCAATCTGAGAACCCCAAGTCAAGACAGAAGATGTTCCATCACCCGGATAAAAGAAGTCGCTGGTGTCACTCATCATCTGGATAGAAGTGTTGATAGTAGTCGCAGCAGCATTTGTTGTGGCATAACACCAAACACGATACCAGCCATTACCAATGTCAATGACACCCTTAGTGGAGTCTGGGCTAGTCACTGCACCATTACTTAAAGTAACAACACAAGTGTTAAGTAGACCAGAACTATCGCCAAGGCGAAGTCTGATAACAGGTCGTCCACCAACAACAGCTTTCACATAAGCACTAGCCACATAAACAGTGGAGGCTGTGCAGGAGGCAGTCTGTCGGATTTCATGGAAGGCATCTCCTGCCGTCACTGTCTCAACAATGGAATCAGCGGTTGTTGTTCCGTCTGGTGCAACTGCACTATTGGCTGTGATCGTGACGTTGTTCTTAGTCCAGATAGCATTATCTGCTTGTTCCGTATAAGTCAGGATGTTCTTGACAGAGAACTGCTGTCTCCAATAACGAGCAGAGACACTTGGGAAAAGACCCAAGATACTTGTGTTGTTTGATGGAGAGACAACACAACGAGTTGTCCAAGTTGTGTTGTCAGTAGAGGATTGCAGAGAAACAGTTAAACCCTTTGTCCCAAGATCATGGGCAACAACAGCAAAGGAGTCAGCAGCCGTAGCAACACCTTTGTCAATCGACAGACTAGCCGGAAGAGTTGTAGGTTTCCAAGCGTTATAGGTTGCTTCAGAAACTGCATTCTCTTTAGGATAGTCTGTCGCTTCACTAGAGGCTGTGAGAGTTCCACTTGCGAAAATATTATTCCACAAGATCGTAGGAAGACTATCTTGACTTGTCGGGGTATTTTCAATCTTAATAGTCATCTTTATCTCGCTACTACGAATACTTTTCCACGGTTGTCGTTTTCTTTATAGAAGCTGTCAAACAGGTTAGCAAGTTGCTCACCAGTGAACAGTGCATTGGGGTCAAGGCCACTGATGTAGACCGTTTGGGCAGGGCCGGGGGTTCCTGTGTTAGAGGCAACTGTAGCAGAGCCTTTAGGCATACCGCCCCCACCACCGCCACCAGCAGCACTGGCCGAATCTGAACCACTACGCAGAGAGGCTACAAGACCAAGACCAGCAGCACCGATAGCAGCATAAGCAGCCATCTTACCGAAGAAACCAAGGTTCGGATCACGAAGAACTTGGCTCTGAGCGATAAAGGTGTTAATCAAGGCTTCTGTAGCACCCAGAACCCTAGCAACTTTGATATACTTCTGACCACCAGCCTGAGCCAAGTTAGCCATAGCACCAAAGAAAGTTCCCATCTCTTGCAGAGTTTGGAAGCGCCTCTTAGCATCAATCTCAGCAACAACTTGGTTGTGCTTTTCAGTCAATTCCCTTTCAAGTTCATTATACTCTTGAATGGTGATTAACTTCTGTTCCAAGGCTTGTTGCAGAGTATCCTGACGCTCTTGATAAGAGGTCATTTCAGCTTCTTTAGCATCCATCAGGAATTGACGAAGAGAGTCAAGGTCGCTTTGAAGTCTGTCGGTTAGGTCGGTTCCACCACCACTGGTTTCAGCAGGAAGGAACAACTCATTGTTAACAGTGTCAACAGGTCTAGGCATTGGCCTTGGGATGTTGTTAGGATCATACCCACCCTGAAGGGCAGCCAAAGTATTCTGAACATCACCCATCCACTCAGGGAGTCTTGCATTAACATTTAAGATAACTTGGAACTCTTTGCCGTGGAACTCTTCCATTAGAGTTGCAAGTTCTCTGGCACGATCTGTGGTTTTTTGAAGCTCTTGTTCTTGCGCCTTAAAGTGATCGTAGTTTCGGATAAGAGCATTTTGCATACTCTCTTCAATATCTAACGCACGAACCCGTTCAACGAAAGCCCGCCGATCAGCTTCAATTGCTAAATCCTTATAAACAAGGCTATCTTCACCAAACTCAATCCTAGCCATCTCTAACTGGTGGGCGTATGCTAGATCGTTGATTTCAGTGGTCAATGCATCTGCCATACGCAATCTGACCTGAAGGATACGTTCTTCAGCGTCAGCGATTTCTTGTGTTGCAGCAGCAATATCCCTTAAGGCACCTGATGTAGCACCACCAGTTCTTGCAGATGGATTTAGTAATCTCTCTTGAGCATCTGCCAAATCATTTTGCGCCCGTGTCAAGGCTTCCAAAGCGGTTTGTTGATCTGGTGTAATACCGAGGCTTGCTAGTTCTTGAGTCCGAAAATACTCCTTCAGGCTTTCATCCAGAGATTTGACAGCCTCATCAAGTTCTTTGGTGCCTTCCGCAGCTTCAAGGGCTTTTTCTCTGAACGACAAAAAGGCTGTAACCACAGAGATACCGATACCAGCAATAGCACCACCAATACCGGGGATAAGACCAGCCAACTGTGTGGCTTGTTGACCAAATGCCACAAAAGCACTGGTTCCAGACTGGATTTGAACGAAGAAGTCACCAACCTGATAGCCGACTTGCTGGGCAACAACACCGAAGTTGTTCAAACCACTCTTTGTGGCGTTCACATGAGCAGCAAACCTGTTATTAGCAATAGCTGCCCCTTCCGCAGAGTTAGCATACTGTTGATACTCTGCGTTAAGACGCTCCAACTCAGCTTCATACTGCTTGGTAGAAATCACACCAAGTTGATTAGCCCTATTGAGGCTCTGAAGTTCTTTTTCGTAGAGTTGCGAGGCCGCATAGACAGAGTTATATCGTGTGGCAAGAGAGTTAATCTCAGCTTCCATAGCAGAGAAACTAGCACCACCAGACGTAGCTGAAGGTCCACCAACACCAAGTTGAGCGTTGATTAACTCTTGATTAGCCCTAGCAGTCTTAAGGGCTTGAGCCTCTTGTTGCCGCAAACCCTCAACCATCGCCTTAGCAGATGCTTCAGCGGAACTGTAAGAGTTTGTAATCTTCAGGTTAGTGTTAATGAGTTCTTGATAAGCCCTAGAGGCTTCACGGATGTATTGCGTGTCACGGGCGGATTGAGCAGCCGCCTTCTGGAAAGCCTGCATGAAGATCGAAGCAGACTTAGCTGCAGAGTTAAAAGAGTTGCCGAGTTCGGCAAGTTCTTGTTTAGCAGTTTTAACTTGAGTGCTATCAACAAGAATATCAATGTCTGCCATCGCTCACAACCTTCAAAAATAATGTATCAAGTCGGATAACCACATCAACTTCCCAAGGAAGGAGCCTATGCCCTGTCATTTCCTGCCAAGTCTTTATGTCTTGATAGGTGATTGATGCTGGTCCGCTGAACCCTTGACCACGAGTTCTGTTCAAAGAAAGAAAGGCAGACCAGACGTGATCCAATAACTCAGGAAACTCTGGTCCCTGCAAAGCTAGTGGTGTCTGTCCGATCTGCCTTTCAACTTCTAATAAGTGTTCTCTTTGAGGAACCCCGTCTTTGTCAGGCACAGAGAGTTTGAAATCCCACTCTGCATATGCCTCTAGGTCAAGGATCAGTTCTTCAAAAAAGCAGAGTAATCCTCTTGACCTTCAAGGATTTGTTGCTTGAGCCACGGGAGTTTGGAGTAAATCTCCATAGCTTCTTTCTCGGAGAATTTCGGTGTCTTTCCATTAAGTTGGATATTCCAATCTTTTGTGGTCTTGGAAAGAACTTCAAGGCTTGCAACCTCAATATCTTCAGCGGTCATTGTGAAGCGTTTGGTCTTGGAAGCCTTTTGCAGACGCTTGTTGGTCTGTTCGTGCATAACAGCCTTATACTGAGCCGAGTGAGGTGCATAGACAGTGATGGTCATCTCTTTGCCATCATCTTTGGTCAGAACCTCGTCAGTGATAGGGTGACGAATAGTGATAGTGATAGTATCATCCGTAGGGATGAGATTAAACAGGTCGGCCATGTCGGGAATGTCCTTGTTGGGTTATGTGTCGGGGTAAAATTAAAGCGGGTGGTCAACCCCCGACAAGTCGAACCACCCTACCCTTGCGGGATTAGATTAAACCGAGCGGGTCAGTTTAATGTTGGTGCCTTCAGTGGTGTCATACAGAGCCACGAAGGGAAGGGTGATGATGCGCGAGGTCGGACCATCGACCGGGACTTCAGCACCGTTAATCTTCACACGGGGGAAGAGGAAGGTGTAATCCGAAGAACCAGTGGGGTCGTCCACCGAGACTTGCAGGGCGGTTTCGGTTTCGTTGATGAAGCGGTTAATCAGAGCCGCATCTTCAAAATAGGCAGTGATCGTGCCTTCAACCGTAGCCATGCCATATTCCAGTTCAGCAGTGGTCGAAGAACCAACCACAAAGCGCGAAGCCAGAGCATTGTTGACGCTGAAGTCAATACCTGTCACGATGGCAGATGACGTCAGAGAGCCACCAGCATCACCAATCGACAGAGCGCCCGAATAGGCGTCAAACGGCTGGTTGCTAGAAGCAGCAGTCTTGACGGCATCAACCGAAGAGCCAGAAATCGACATGTTCTTACCGATCATGCTGAACGTGGTCGTAACCATCTGGTTCGGCTTGATAGAGAAAGCGGTCTGAGAAACAACACAACCAGTGAACAGGCGGAACTGCGTGATGTCTGTGGCAGCGTCTTCAATCGAGAACGACTTGATCGTGGAACCGATCTTCAGCGTGTTCGTGCTGAAGGTGTTCATAAAGGCCGATTCAAGGAAGGCATCGTAGTCGCCTTTACGCAGGTCAACCACAATATCGCCAGCCACAGAGCGGTTGCCATGACGGTCAACACGGGGCATACGGTCGGGTTGCAGGTCGTTACCTTGAACACGCTCTTTCGTCAGGTTCAGCGAGTTGGTGGTGTAGGGCAGTTGGATCAGAGAAGGTGTCCCCGGCGTAGTGCCGTAAGTCGACTCTGCAACATAAGAAAGGCCAGAACGGCTACCTTGTGCTAAGGGCATTGTAAGTTTCCTTTGTTAATTGTAGATATACCACGCAACAATTACGGGTGTGCAGTAAAAAGGGGAGTCAAGGAAACTTGTCCTGACTTCGGAGTAGTCAATTGACACAATCGTAGGGCTTCCAAGAAGCAACCTATCCCCACTCTCTAAAAGAAGCCTATCGCCACTTTCTTGCAAGATTGTGTCTGTGGGGTTAGTGTAAAGGATGTCTGTTGTGGAGTTAAACCTATCAAGCAACAAGTCTGCCACATCATAACCAGCACCCGGACCCATCCCTTCAGGGGTAAAGATCAGAAGGTTGTAAATTCCATCATATCTTTGTTGCGGGTTAAGACCCCTTGCAGCAGGACGCCTTGACGTTGGGATAAGGTCTGCTTTGATGAAAGTCGTTCCTGTTGTTGGTTCATAGGGAACATTCTGCCTAGCGATAGCGGGGACACCAACCGTTCCTGACAGATGCGTATCTAGGCAAGCCCGAATATCATTAATGATTGTCATTGCCTACCCTTCACGATACTTACAGCGTTTTGTAGATGGTATTTGGCTCTAGATTTAACACCAGAGTAAACCGCATATGGACCTTTGCCAGACCAACCACCATACTCTACTCTATTAGCGTGGGGGCTTCTATTGGCAATATAGACTGTTGTAGTCTCTTTCGGTAAGGCCGCAATTTGTTCGTTCAGTTTATTTTGTGCATCAGACCTTGCAGAACCGTTATCTCTTGGTTTACCGTGAGAACTTTGTTTACCACCAGAACCTGTTGAAGTGGTAATGCTGTGGTTTCTAACATATGTCCCGGTTAACACAGGGGAGGAATTAACAAGGTCTTCTGCCACCCGTCTAAGAAACTCGTCTCTAACAGCGTCCAAGTCATCTTCAACTTTTTTGAGCAATGAAGCAAAGGAACGCTGGACCATTTTATTCCCTCACTTGTAGCAGATAGCACATGGTATTAGTGCTAGACTTAATCTCCATGACCTTAACAATGTTCACTGTGTCGCCAAGGCCAATGATCTGGTCTGTGGCATCAGGTTCAGGGGTAGCGGAATTGTTCGTCTGTTTGCAATCAAGGACAACACGACGATCACCACGGAGGATAGATTCACCATCAACCATATCCGGCGTATAGTCGTAGAAATAGCCACGCACAGTGTAGTCTGTGTTTGTCTGAGTGATTGTCCCTGTGTCGTTATCATAGGCACTAGCGGCCCGCTTACGAAGCGTGAGGCTAATCCCATGCTCCTTAATCATCTGTCTCAGAGAATACGGATCAAATGCCATTTGGCTCATCAGGGATGTAGTTGTCCCCTGCCTCTACGTTATCAAAGGTGTTGATGCCAAAGGCAGGAACAAAGCGATCCGTGTCTTCGTTGGCAACACCCATGTCAGAGACAGAAACGCCACCAGCAAACACACCAAGAGATTTCCCAGAGACTTTCTTGCCTTGGTTTTCGATCTGAACAGCCAAGGTTTGATACTGTTTAACCTTGTCGCTATATTTGGCACTCAAAGCGCCATCAAGTTGCGTATCAACCAGACGGCTGAACTTTGCAACAATACCACGACAAACCCAAGAAGCGGCTTTGTAGATGTCGTCGCCTGTTTGAGAAAGCCCGAAGTTAATCTCTTCATTCTGCACAAGTTGGTCCGAAGTATCGGTATCACCAACAAGGAACCTTACAGAATTGAGACGGCCAGAGGCAGTCGTAGTGTTCAAATTAGAAGCATCATAAGACCACGCCATAGCCGTCCCTCTGTCTTAGTTTTCAAGTTCACCGTAAGAAGTTCGCCACTTACGGATGTGTCCAATCTGTTTGTTCTTAATATTGGACTGAGCGCACTTTTTCTGCATGAACTCAGAAGTGTTTTTAGTCTTCTCTTTGACCTTGGCGTTGATCTTACCAACAATAATGTGAAGTTGCTCAACACTCAGGTCATCTAGGCCATCGCCAACGATAACTTTTTTAGCAACCTCTTCTTCCAACTCTTCGTTGTGGTGAAGATAATCTTGAAAGAACAAAGTCTGAATTACGTCATGGGGGATTCCGAAGAACTCCCAATTGAAGCGTTCACCCTTCTTCCAAATCTTACCAGCAGCTTGCAACCCATCAATCTTGACAAATACAGGCCGGGAAGATTCGAAGAAGGGAAGAATGTGTCGGGTCATCCTTCCCTCTCCTTACTTATTAGGCGACAACAGTAGCGATGAAAGCGCCCAGATCAGCCGACACAACCTTGTGGTCGTAGGCCAGATTGGCTTCCAGCACTTCAGCGATGCCGTCGATGGCGAGGTAGTCACCACGATACGACTTGATGCTGATGCCGTGGCCCGAAGCGTTTTCCAGTTCGTCCCAAGTGAAGGTGTAACCAGCCGAAGGAACCATCAGGCCCGCAGCGCGGGGACGGTAATACAGAGCAGCCGACTTGCCACCAATGAAGGCGTTCGATTCAGCCAGACCTTCGCCAGCGGTGTTCTTCACGGTCTCCATGACCAAGAACTCTTCCACAC